GGTTTGAAGATATTACATAGTGTCCGACTATAAATAAAAACACGTCATCATTTAAGCAACCAGTTTAAACAATCATTGTTTAAACAATGTATTACTAATCAATGGTTTAAACATGGAGTGTTTAAACATCTACCTTGATCTGTACGTCATCAATTCCCTGACTGTTCCCAGTCGGGATTACTTAAATGTTTAAACAACCCACTACATACCGAACCAAAAAAAACCAAGTCATCAGTCGTCATCCGTCAGCAGCAGTAACAAGAGGGGGAGCAGGGCTTAAAGAATAACTATAGGGGTAGAAGATACCACCGTACATTTAATTTCGCCTAAAGAGGTTCCTTGACAACTTGACAAGTAACGTAATTTTGCATAAAAAGCGTTAAATTATTAGAATTACAGGCCTAATTACAATGTAATTACAATGTAATTTGCTTGTAATTTGTCATTTTTATTGACATTTAAGAAATCCAGCGTATAAAATGAAGAACGATTGAGGTAAATTACAAACGTAATTACGTTGTAAAAGTTTGTAATTACAGACGTAATTAATATAATTAATATATATTAATTACAAATTACAAATTTACCTTAAGGTATTTGTAATTTGTAATTATATTAATATATATATATTATAATAATATAATTATAAAGAAAGAAAATTAAATAAAAGAAAGAAAGGCTTTCTTGTTTATGGCTATCGACCCTCAAGAAGAGGCACGTAAGGGGATTACGCAGGAAGAAAAGAAGAGACGCAATCAGTTGTTGTTGATCTCTGCTGTTGAGGAGTTTGGTGGAAATATGAAAGCGTTGAAGGAAGCTGGGATATCGCAGCGTACATACAACAGGTGGTTGAAGGATGATCCTGAGTTCAAGGATAATTTAGAGAAAGCGAAGATAGCTTTTGGGGAAAGTATGCTGGAGGTTGCGATTGACAGGATACGCAATCCTGATAAGGGTAAAGGTGGAGATATTTTATTGATCTCGTTATTAAATGCTTATCTTAGCCATATATTCAAGCCTACAACGGTTGTTGGTGAAGATACAGCGAAGGAATTAATCACCGAATGGCGTAAGGCTGCAAGGTCAGATGTAAAAAAGAACTTGGAAAATCCTTTGCCAGAGAAGATGGAAGATACTCTTGACGATATATTAAGCAAGAAGCAGTAATGGCCACAGAAACAAAGAAACCTAGTATAAGGGACATCGTGTTTAACCACATTGGTTTTAAGCCAACGAGGGAACAACAGGATATTATTGATTCCCCTTACAGGTTTAATCTCGTAGCTGGTGGTGAGCAGGCTGGTAAGAGTATGATAGCTAGTAAATACCTGCTGTACCAATATTTTTTACATGACGAAGAAACCTATGGTGCTGGATTATACTGGCTGGTAGCAGCAGATTATGAACGTACAAGAGCTGAATTCGAATATTTAAGGGATAACTTTACGGAACTAGGATTATTAGCCGAATGTTCTAAGAGAGTTGATCCGGGATATATTTTAATGAAAGATGGTACGAGGATAGAAACTAAATCAGCCAAAGACCATAGAACCTTAGCGATGAAAGCACCGAATGGTATTTTAGGGTGCGAAGCATCACAGCTAGACTTAGATACTTTCCACAGATTGATGGGAAGATGTGCACCGAAGAAGGGATGGTTATTCCTTTCAGGGACATTTGAAGGTTCTCTTGGTTGGTATCCACAAATGTATACCGCATGGGGTAGTGGTGCAGATAAAGAAGCTAGGTCATGGAGTTTACCGAGCTGGACTAATATTAATTTATACCCAGAAGGTAGAGATGACCCAGAAATAAAACGACTGGAATCACTATCCAGTGATGATTTCTTTATGGAACGTATCGCTGGTAAGCCAAGTCCTCCCAGAGGATTGGTATTTCCAGAGTTCAGACCCGATATGCACGTCAAAGATGTGGAATATGAAAAGGGAGAACCCGTTCACATATGGATTGACCCGGGTTATGCAGGGGCATACGCATTAATTGCAGTGCAGATTGTGAACGAACAGATACGAATTATTGACGAAATCTACGAACAAGCGTTAATTACTGACGAAATCATTGATATTGCTACTGCAAAACCATGGTGGGGTGATGTACAATTTGGCGTGATTGACGTTGCAGGTAATCAACATCAGGCTATGGCCGCACCTGCAGAGCTATGGTTAGACAAAGCTGGATTATATATGTCCAGTCAAAAGATAAAAATTAACGAAGGCACTGAACGATTGAAGTCTTGGCTTAAAATTGATCCTAGTACCCATGAAGCAAGAGTGGTTATACACCCAAAATGTCAGGGAATATTGTCAGAGTTCGGAGCTTCACCTAATCCATTTGATGGACAGACTAA